TTACATTTAGAAGGCAGGAGACCACAATGAGTTCACTAGGAAAAATGTTAAAGCAATACTTTGGTTTTGTATTCGGCGTTATGTTCGGCTCTGTTATTGCGAGTATCACTACATTCTACATTGTTAGTATTACTTACGGCGATACCCCAGTAGTCCAAGCCTTAGACATCCAAGACTGTCTTATGGAAAAGATAGAAGAAATGGCTTGACGTTTACTTCACAAGTGTTATATTATACTTGTGAGGTGAATGATGAAGTTCAATCATTTAGTAGAGAAGCACGACCTGCGAACAAAGTGTATCGAGGATAAGGAGCATTATTTTGTTCCTACCTCTCAGGTTGAGGCTACTCTTGATCACGTTGCCGTTCGCTTCCGTTGTAAGAAGTGTGGTATGTTTTCCACTACTTTTATGACGAGAGAAGATTATAAAACACATCAAAATTTAATAGAGAAGTTTGGGAGTGCTTGATGCTTGACGTAAGAGTTCATAACCGCCGTGTAATGGTTCAGCCAAAGAGCGAAGAGAGTGCGGAAGAAAGCCTAATCCTTTTGCCCTCCGACGCAAAGGTTGAGGCAGAGTGGATGATCGCAACCGCTATTGACGTCGCCACAGAAGACCACGCACACTATGTTGATCGCGACATTCTGTTTCCGCGACACATGCTTGAAGAGATTGAGGTAGGAGGAGAAACCTTTTACTTCGTTCAGGAAAACTACATCGCAGCATCCTTCAAGACTGAGTAATGGCAACAAAGAGGGCAGACAAGCACAAATACCACTTTGAAGAAATAGTGGTTGGAGGCGATCTGCCTTCTCTTCTTTACTGTTACTACACAGGCAGGAAGGCTTTATTTACAAAGTCTTCTCCGCCTTTTATGTTTGACGAAGTACCGGGAGATATTATTCCCGGTGTAAGCCCAGAACACGGCAATACTTTCCCAGCCATTCGTGTCTGGGAGTATCTGATTTTTGTTCTTGGTCTCAACGGCCAGATTATTGGCTCTGGCCTCAACCGCTCAATAAGGCGGATAAAAAACGAACTAAAAGTAACAACAGAGTTTTCACGACTTACAAGAATAAGGTTTGGTAAACTTATTGTTATGGACCCCACAGACATTTCTGGTATTCCTCTGCCTCGCAAGAAGGTCAAAGCCAAAAGCACAGTTTATGACTGGTTCAATGTTCGCAGGGGAACTACTCATCCCTACACTCACAAAGAGTGGGATAGAGACTTTATGAAAGAAGTGTGGTGGTATAACTCAAAGCGGTTTATGTCTCACGGAGACAAGGACTGCGTATTTCTTTCAGAACTAGACGACAAGCAACTTAAGAAGTTTGATTACTCCGAGACAGCCCTTCGTATTCTTGGAGAGGACCTTTTCAAAGAGTTGGGCATAAACGACTATCCTATCTTGGAACACGCTGGCCGACAGATAAAACAAAACATAACTTACAAATACGACGAACACGATTTAGTTCAGTATGTTGCTCCTGATCTAGACTACATTATTAAATACCATAAACCTGAGGAACCAAGTAAGTATGTCCAGTTTTTTCCACCTAGCAGGCATAATACCAGTCGCTTCCAAACCTACTGGTTTCAAACTTCCTTGGGATGACTGCCTAATCCCAATCGCACCTGATTACTTTGCTATTGATAATGCAATCTATCAGGCCGCCATGGCTGGCTGCGAAACCATTTGGCTTGTTGCGAACGAAAGCACAGTCCCACTTGTCCGTAAGCGCGTGGGCGATTACATTTATGACCCACTCTCAGTTGGAACACATAAGCGTAGGTTTGCCCCTGATAAGCACCGCAGAATGATAGCGGTCTATTATGTTCCTATTCCACCGGGAGAAGAACACAAAGAGAACTGCCTGCCTTGGGCCATTATTAGAGGTGCCCTAACGGCCAACGACATAAGCGGGGCCATTAGCAAATGGACAATGCCTGACGCTTTCTGGGTAAGTTTTCCATTTGGCCTCTGGGATGTTAATGAAATCCGAGAACATAGAAAAACTATTTCTTCTAAAACGCCGGTCTATTTGGAGCACGAAGGCCAAACAGCACGCGATGGTCGGCATCTTTCCTTTTCTTTCAACCAAGAAGACTTGGAGGGATATACAGAAACATTCAGGCAACTTGAAAACGAAATGTCAATTCCAGTCGATTCCGAGAAAGAACACTTTACTAACGAGATAGACTTAGGTATAATGTTTAGTGAGGAGAGGCCGGAAGAAGTAGTTTCAGTAGAGCCAAGTTGGTTCCACCAGATTACTTCGTGGGATGAATACAGGGCGGCACTCGGGGATCCGAGAACGAGCCAGTTGAAATCTCCCGGTAAAATTTTCCTTCACTACAAAGAGTGGAACCCTATTTCGGAGGAAGGCAATGAAGATTTGGAATGAACCGGGACGAGGCCGTAAGGGCTGCCCAGAATGCGGGATTTATGTTGGCGTCCGCACAATGAAGTGTCAATGCGGATTTTCTTGGACCCTTAGAAAGGCAAGCGAAAAGAATGAGGACGGAGTTCAAATGGATGGAAAGCCCATCCGAAAGGGCTTCTCGCTTGTTCACGCTCCACCGGGACTTTGCCCACACGAGTTGGGGTCTATTGAAACAACAGCAGTTCGCGATTGGTTGGCCAAGTTGGTCCGCCATCACGAAACCAAGAAAGAACTTATCAAACCATACGCAGCCAAGTATTACGCACGGCTGTTTTACAATGTCTTTTCAGACGAATACTTCCAATTGAGCGACAAAATTGATACAATGGCTAAGGAGGTCGGGCTACATGTCGATTGAGAGAAAACAACCAACAATCCCATTCGTGGGACTTCACGCACACAGCGTCGCAGGATCTATCTTTGACGCACTTGGGTATCCAGATGCCCACATTGATTTCGCATACCAGAACGGAATGGATGCCTTGGCTCTCACGGACCACGGAAACATCAATGGGCTCGCTCACCAAGTTCTACACGTCCAGAAAATGAAAGAGCAAGGAAAGGACTTCAAGCCTATCTTTGGTTGTGAGGCTTACTTTATTCCGTCGCACGAAGATTGGAAAGCAGAATACAACCGCGTTATGGAAGACAAGAAGGCCGCCCGTTCCGCCAAGAAGGAAGACACAAGCGGGGCAACTGTTGAGGACGAGAACGCAAGCAAGAAGGCCGCAAAGAACATTCTAAACCGACGCCGACACCTTATTCTGCTTGCTCAGAACCAGACCGGCCTTGAAAACCTATTCAAGTTGGTTTCCGACTCCTACCGAGACGAGAACTTCTACCGCTACCCTCGTGTAGATTTCAACATGCTTAAAGAGAACTCAGAGGGCATTATCGCGGCTTCTGCTTGTTTGGGCGGTGTGTATGCCGGATGTTTTTGGGAGAACCGCGAGGAGGGCGATGAGGCTGTTCTGACGGCTATGCGAGAGGTGACCGAACGAATGATGGACATCTTTGGTGACCGCTGGTATGGTGAGTTACAATGGAACAACATTCCAGAGCAGCACAAGTTGAATCAGTTTATTATTCAAATGCACGAGGAATACGGCATTCGTTTGATTTCAACCGCTGACTCACATTATCCCAACAAGGATGCTTGGAAGGACCGCGAACTTTACAAGCGACTGGGTTGGCTTGGTAAGGGTCGGCCACAATGGGCCGATGAGACCGAACTTCCCGAGAATGTAGATGAGATTGGTTACGAACTTTATCCCAAGAATGGGGATGAGATGTGGGCCGCTTACAAAAAGTATTCGGAAGTTTGCGACGTAGAGTATGATGATGAACTGGTATTGGCCTCCATCAAGGAGACCTACCACATTGCTCACGACCGTATTGAAACCTTTACTCCCGACAATACAGTCAAGTTGCCGTCGTTTGTTGTGCCTGCTGGCGAGACAGAAGACTCTGCTCTTGAAAAGTTCTGCATGGAAGGGCTACGAGAGAAGGGCCTTCACGGGAACAAGGAATACACAGAGCGACTTCGTTACGAGTTGGAAGTTATTTCAAACCGTGGTTTCTCCAAGTATTTCTTGACGATGAACGAGATTGTAAAGATTGCGAATGAGAATATGATTACAGGCCCCGGTCGTGGTTCGGCTGCCGGCTCTCTTGTGGCCTACTCTCTGGACATTACACAGATTGACCCAATCAAGTATGGCCTGCTGTTCTCTCGCTTCTTGCGGACAGATGCTAAGGACTATCCAGACATTGACTTTGATGTTTCGGATGCGATGGGTATCAAGGACATTCTTATTGAGCGTTGGGGCGATAATGTTGTTGCTCCGATTTCAAACTGGAACACACTACAGTTGAAGTCTCTTATCAAGGACATTTCAAAGTTGTATGGTATTCCTTTCACCGAGGTCAATAAGGTTACAGGCAAGATGATGCAGGAAGCCACGCCTCTCGCCAAGAAGAAGCACGGCATCAAGGCAGGCATTTATGCTCCGACCTTCGAGGAAGTAAAGGAGTTCTCTACTTCACTTCAAGGCTTCTTGCGAAAGTATCCTGATGTAGCCGATCACATTGATGCTCTCTATGGTCAGGTTCGTTCTTGCTCTCGCCACGCTGGTGGTGTTGTTATTGGCGAGGACCTTGACCGTCGTATGCCTCTTATCTCGTCTAAGTCTGTTCGTCAGACGCCTTGGTCGGAGGGACAGAACGTCCGCCACTTGGAGCCAATGGGTCACATCAAGTATGACCTTTTGGGCCTCGCAACCCTGCGAATGTTTGAGGGTGCTATTCAAAACATCTTGAAGCGTCATCACGGTATTCAGAACCCAACCTTCCAAGACATTCGTAAGTTCTATGACGAGAACCTTCACCCTGATGTTCTTGACCTTAACGACAAGAGAGTTTACAAGAAGGTGTTCCACAAGGGCAACTGGGCAGGAACATTCCAGTTTACAGAGCGCGGAGCACAGGCTCTTTGCGAGAGTGTAAAGCCAAACAACATTATTGATATTGCGGCTATTACATCTATCTATCGTCCGGGTCCTCTGTCCGCGAATGTTGATAAGGACTTTATCAACGCTCGTAGAGCACCGGGAATGGTTAGTTACTTCAACGACCTTCATCGCGAGGCAACAGAAGAAACTTATGGCTTCCTTATCTTTCAGGAGCAGATTGCTCTTCTTGCTCACCAGTTGGGTAAGAACATCTCTCTTGACGAGGGCAACTCACTTCGTAAGGTTCTAACCAAGAAGGGAACAGGCAAGACCAAGAAGGTTCTTGCTTCGCTCTATGGCCGCTTTGTTGATGGTTGTGTTGAGAAGGGAATGAAGGCTTCCGATGCCGAAGACCTCTGGCGTAAGTTTGAGTTCTTCTCTGGTTACGGTTTCAACAAGTCTCACGCTGTTTCATACTCAATCATCTCTTACCAGTGTGCTTGGCTCTTTACTCATTACGAGCAAGAATGGATTTGTGCCTTCTTGGATAAGGAGCCGGAGACCCGAAAGGAAAAGGCTATCAACATCGCAAAGTCTTATGGCTACGGTATTGAGCCACTAAACATCAATACATCAGGTGTTTCGTGGGAAGTCAGTGAGGACGGAACAACTTTCATCCAGCCGCTTACAAGCGTCAAGGGTCTCGGAGATTCTGCGATTGAGCAGATTTTCAAGGGGCGTCCTTTCCAAAAGGTTGAGGACTTCCTGTTCAATGAGAACATGCGTTACTCCAAGTTGAACAAGAAGGCCCTTGATGTCTTGGCCCGCTCTGGTGCTCTCAACTGTCTTATGGACGATAGGTTCTCAGGCAGAAAGCACTTCTGGTCGGCTATCGCAGTTGATCGGCCTCGTAAGCCAAAGAACTTGGACGAGAACATTACACTCTATGAACCAGAAGGCGACTTCACTAAGGAAGACGAAATCCAGTTCTTGGTCGAGCTTACAGGCCAGTTCCCTATCAGCAAGGTCATTACACAAGAGACCTTGAAGAAGTTGGACGAAATGTATATTGTTCCTATCTCGGAGCATCAAGCAGGTAACGGTTTGGTCTGGTGTATTCCACGAAAGATTATGCTCAGAACAACTTCAACAGGCAAAGAGTATTTCCAAGTTGATGTAACAGATACCAACTCAGCGGACATTAGAATTCGCTGCTGGGGTGTTGATACAGGTATGGGAGATATGCTGGAAGTTAATAAGCCTTACATGCTTAAGCCACAATACAACAGTCAGTGGGGCTTCTCTACACGAGGTCGTATTGGCAAGTTGTGGAAGAAGTTAGTTTAGGCTTGACTTAGACTATAACTTCTGGTATTATAATAATGTCTGCTAAGGAGGAAACTATGTCAGACTTTCTAGATGTTGGCCGGGTTGTTGCCGGTCCCGACGGTTCATCCGTCATTCAGTTGCGCCGGGATTTCTACGACGTTCTTATGGGCGTAATGTCCGGTCAGTTGATCCCTGAGGTACAGGACGGAGGCGATACAGACGACGGTGAGTTTACCGTTGAGATGATCTATCCGTTTATGACTCAGGCTCTGCTTGACGCTGGTTTTGAGCACGATGATGAGTTTGCTGCTCTCTTTGCTGATGTTTGTCTCGGAGACGAGCAACTTCACAGTGAGATGTCGCCTGCTCGTTTTGAAGAGATTGTAACCTACTGTATGCAGCGGGTAAACAAGGATAACACACTTGAGGCCCCAGAGGGTGCTGGTGCTGCTATTCTTGGCTCGCTCGCGGCACAAGGTTTCCTTGACATCATCGCGTGACTTAACCGCCCCGGCTTTTGCCGGGGCTTTCTGGGGACATTATGAACTTTATTACATCAGATGCGGAGGCAGCACTCATTCTTGTCGCACTTGAAATGGCGATTTTCAACTGGAAGAAGTTTGTGAAGAGCGAAGACTATCCGCCCGGTTTTGACGAAAGAACGTCACACGAGACCTTGCGGAGATACAAGGACCTATACGAAAGGTTCAAGTTTGAATACCAATCCCACCTTGTAAAAGAAACTATCAAAGAAGACCTATCAGGTTTGGAAATGGAAGACATCTTTGGACACTTTGGCCCTCAGGGCTCGCAAGGAGAAAGTGATGATGACGGCTGGAACTAACATTTCATTTGATTACGACAACACACTTATTCGTTACAAGTATGTTTATGATGAGGACGGCAACCCTATTGATGCGGTTTACACAGAGCCTCACGAAGAGAACATTGAAACTCTACAACAACTTCACGACGAAGGCAACGACATTTTTATTGTGACCGCAAGGATTGAGGGCTTGAGCCTTCCAGAACACGATAACTCGCCAAAGCCAGAAGAGTTGATTGAAATGCTGGACCTTCCAGTCAGAAAGATTTTCTATACATCCAATAGATGCAAAATGGATGTTCTTCGCGACAATGGCGTCACAGTTCATTTTGATGACTGCCCAGAACAATGTGACCGCATTATGGATGAGTGGGCACAGAACTGCTCAGGACCTATCTCGGTTTTTGTTGACGCTCCTGACGGCATCAACGACTTCTTGAAAGAGAAGTTTAGTAAAATCATTGGAGACCTTTATGAATGAGAAAGTTGATCACCCAGACCATTATGGCGGTGATAACAACCCTTACGAAGCAATCAAGATCATTGAAGCATTAGGTCTTGACTTTCACTTAGGTAATGTGGTAAAATATATTTCTAGGGCGGGGAAGAAAAGCGAAAACGTCTTAGAAGACATGCGGAAAGCAAAGTGGTATCTTGACCGTTGGCTTGAAATCAGGGGAGGATGAAGTGAGCATCTTTATGGACTCTTTAAACTAATTAAAATAGCCGACATACGACGCACTTATGTCGCAGAAACAAGGAATTTTAAGATGAAAACGATTATTGAGAACTGGCAGAGGTTTTTGAACGAGTCTAGCCTTTCACGTATCCACCAGCATATGACTGAACACGATACTGCTGTCATCACCGCATTCCGTGATAACCCCTTTGATGACGAAAAGTGTAGCGATAAGAGCAATGTCTCAACTGACACGGAAATGAGCCCAAAGGAAGCTAATCTTGAGCGTAACCGGCAACTTAAGGCAACCCTCCTCCAGATGGGCTATGGCGTAACTGCTGTTGACGGTAACTATGTCGAGAAGTATGGAACACCGGAGGCGGTGGCAGTAGGGAAG